CAACGCATCACCATGAAGAACCGGCGGCGTATAGTCGGCGCACCGAAGTCGCAGGCGCGTAATTCGCGGTGATCGACTACGTAGCCAAGCCCGGCAACCAGTCGGCGGACGTCGTCGCTGTTCACATCGATGTTCAGCACTTCACAGCATTCGGTGATGGCCGGATGATCAGCTGCAATGCCGGTTGTCAGCATGCCGATGAATGCAGCAAAGGTTTCGCCAGCGCGTGCCGGATCCGGATGTTCTGTGCCGTCTTCTGCGGTCAGCAGCGGACCCCACGTTTTAAATTCTTCGACGTTCTCAAGCATCATCACCCGCGGGCGCTTCGCCAGTGCCCAGCGGATCACAATCCAGGCCAGACCACGGATTTCTTTTTTAACCGGTTTACTGCCCTTCGCTTTACTGAAGTGACGGCAGTCCGGGCTGAACCATGCCAGGCCGACAGGACGACCAGCAGTCGCCGCGATAGGGTCAACATCAAACACGGATTCGCAATAATGCAGCGTTTCAGGGTGATTGGTGCTGTGCATAGCAATGGCGTTCTCGTCATGATTGATCGCGATATCCACGCTGCGACCCGTTGCCATTTCAATACCTGTACTCGCACCGCCGCCGCCTGCAAAATTGTCTACGATGATTTCTTTCACGCTGTTGCTCCCATTTTGCGGGCAAGTGTGCCGGCGGTATCAATGATCTGGTCTACCGGCATTCCGTCCATTTTCAGGCGGTTGATGTGGTGACGAAGTTTGTTTTGTAAGTGCGCGGCGAGATTTGACGACTCGGCGACCTGGTCAAAGAGATGGTTCACTTCGGCTGGCCATACGCGGTTGTTGATTTCAGGTACTGGAATAATTTCTGGAATATTTTGTTGCTGTGTTTGTTGTAAACCGGCTGCCATAGTGCGGATCTGGAATAGAAACGCCTCGCCTTGCGCCAGCAGTTCTTCACGGTAGATGTAGTTGAAGGCAGGACCACGCCACTTCTTATCAAAGACGGCAACAGCGCCAGCAAAGAAAGCGCCAGATGGGACCTGTTTTTCGTCTGCAGGGACAAACCATTCAGGGAGGTCAAAGCCAATTCGTCCACGGATGAATGAAACGTGGTCAGCGTCTTCCGGCCACCAAGTTTCTGATGTCGCCGCCTTGATAAGGAACACATACCGGCCGCCGAGCTCACGCATTTTGAATGTGTGGTTCATGATGTGTGACATGCCAGTAACCTGCTGGCCTTGGTGCTGGCTGGCGCGGGAGTACGGCGGGTTTCCGAAAGCAGCTCCGTTCAGTTCGCCTAATCTGGCTGACCAGTCGTGAGTCAGTGCATTGTCTTCAACGGTATAGAACGCCGGGCATTTGCTATTTTCGCCATCAGTAAACAGATCGAGAACCAGCGGACCGAACATCGCGTTGATACCCCAGAAAAGGGCGTCGGGCGTGCGCCACTGGTCACCAACTTCTTTAAGCTTGTGGGTAGTCAAAGCTTTCTGCTCGGTGAGAGCCTGTGAGTATGGATTTGTCATGCTGCTTTCACTCCCTGCTGGCGCTGGGCGCACTCTTTCCAAATCTTGGCCCACTGCGATATGGCGAAATCGGCGCGCATGCTGCGGATGTTGGCTTTGCTGGCTTCGGCGCAAACCGTTTTTTCCAGCGCACTCGGTGCCTTGGTTGCCGCTACACCGCTAATGAACCGGCGGTATGCCGCATCCCGCTCGGCTGCATCAATTGCAACGTCACCTTCGCGCTCCCACTTCCCGTTTTTGCGCGCTGGACGCCCTGCACGATTCCAGGCGTTAGCGCCTTCGAGGTAGCCAGGGAACTTTGAAGGTTGAAAGAGCGTGGACGGTCGCAGGTACTCGGCCATTTCCAGATCGCCGCCCCATTTGGCATGCATGTAATCAACCGTCAGCTGATGTTCTTCAGTGGTGAAGCCTTCACGCAGTCTGGCGCGGATGTTATCCAGTGAGGATTTGCTGACCTGATATCGGGAGCCGGTGACCTGGTTCAGGTAGTTCAGAACCTGTTTAGCCTGATCAGTAATTTCGACTTCAGAGTCGGTCTGCGCAGCAGGCTGACAAGAGGTTTTATTATCTGATGGATCTTGTTTTGAATTTACTAACGGATCCCCCTCAGATTCTGGCGGGTGAAAACCGGTATTTGTGGTGGATTTTGATGCGTCAAATTTTGACCGGTCAGAATTTGAGGTGTCAGATTTTGATGCGTCAGAATCTGACGGTTCAGCAGCAGCACGGAGCTTTGCAATATTCAGCTGGTACATGTTCGACGTATTGCGGTTTCCCTTGCGGCGCTGGGTACTGGTGATCCAGCCGTCAGCCTCAAGTTTGCCCAGCGTAGTGCGCACAGTGCTTTCACCGGCACCCAGCTGGCGGGCAATGGTGGTAATCGACGGCCAGCACAGGCCTTCGTCAGAACTGAAGTCAGCGAGCCGCGCCATTATGGCAACCGCCGATATTTTTAAACCGGCAGCAGCGCAACCATCCCAGACGTATGCGGATAACTTAACGCTCATAAGACCCTCTTAAATTTTCGCCGGAATTGTTCAGTAGGCTGGGCGCACTCATGCGGGTAACCGGCGCGCATGAAGATGACGCGATCCCCTGCTCTGTCGAAGCCCACGACGTGTACCACAACGCCCCGCCAATCCTTGTAACGCCTGTCCAGCTTTTGGATTTCTTCAGACATGCCGTCACCTTCTGGCTGCTCTGGCGGACGTAACCTACCCACCACGCCGCGAACTGGTAGTTGCACGGCATCCAGCGGTTTCCTATCATCACTTCATACAAGAAAGAGCCAGCGGGACCGCCAGTCGCTTTACCGCGCATTTGCGGAACGCCAGCTTTTACGAGTAAACTGTTCATGCGTTAATTACTCCACACACGTTTTTAATGCGCCCGACGCCTCAAGCTGCACACTTGGGGCGTCAACCTTTCCGGACTTCTGCTTTTTGCCAAACAGCGCCAGCACAGCCCGAACCTCAGCATCACGCGCCGATAAATGACGGTGGTGATACTTCATAATCTCTGCGGCCTCAGCTTCATCAATCACACCATCTTCCAGGGCTGCCTGAATAATCATGTCGACGTGTCCACGGTGCGCCGCCGTGCGCATGCTTTTGCTGAACAGTTCGACCTGGTCCAATTCGTCCAACTGAGGGATATCGACGAACAGGCCACCGCGGCGCTGGGCGAAGTATTCAGCCAGGAAACTGGTACTGCTGATGTCTTCCATCGCTTCCAGCTCAACAATTTCGAAAAAACGGCAGCCGTTTTTTTCATACAGGTTGTTGTTGAACTGCGTTTCAGTCATTCCCAAAGCGCCAGCCATTGCCGACCGTCCGCCGGGATAGGCTTTGCACATCGCTTTAACTACTGATTTCAGGTCTACCATTTAGCTTTTCCTCGGGTAGTTATGTTCGTTGGATGATCGGTTTAAGCTGCAACTGTCTCAGGCAAACCATCAGTAGAATTCGGATAAATATCTGGTCGAAGTTCATGCGGAGTAACAGCCCAATTACCAAGGCTACAAAGCTGAATGACCCGATCAGCTGGAACCTGGTTATTGATGATCCAGTTCGCAACCGATTGAACAGATTTGAATTCAAACTCCCGAGAAACTGCGGATAGAGAACCAACCGTAAGAACGGCCTTCTCTGTGATGTTTTTGTACTTTGCGGGCATGGGGACCTCCTGATTAGATACAGAAGGATAATGCTACTTAAAGTAGAATAAATCAACTACTGAAAATAGAAATGACTATACTTGAAGTGGGTTGTAATCTTCTACCTATGGTAGAAGAAGCGAAATATAAAGAATTCTCAGAGCGTCTGAATGCACTCCTCGATGAGAAGAGCATCACAGTGACTGATCTGGCTAAATTCAGTGGTGTCTCATATGAGATGGCGCGGCGTTATACGCTGGGTACAGCAAAGCCAAGGGATGAAAAAATGCTTAAAATTGCAGACCAGCTTTCTGTATCTCCGGCCTTCCTTGATTATGGTGTTGATGCTGCTGGTAACTCTACGCGGTCCAGCCCAACGGTTACCCTAAGGCAGTTAGAAGTTTTCGCATCTGCTGGAAATGGATATATAAATCATGAATTTCCAGCGATAGTGTCTGCCATCGAAATCCCTCAAGACAAAATTTACGAATTATTCGGTAGGAGTTCTTTGGAAGGGGTCAGGCTTATTAACGTAGATGGTGACAGTATGATGCCAACGTTGAATCCGCGTGATCTCCTGTTCATTGACACCCGAATTGACCATTTCAATGGCGATGGCATATACGTTTTCAATTTTGAAGAATCAACATTTGTTAAGCGTCTTCAGAAGGTTAAGGGAAGAAAGCTATCTGTGCTTTCTGATAATGATAAATACCCAGCATTCGAAATTGAACCGCATGAAATGAGTGAGCTATACATATTCGGCAAGCTTATCAAGCAGTTGCCATTCAAATTTAACGACTTCGCATAAATACCCCCATCTCAATAACCGGCTTCTGCCGGTTTTTTTTCGTCTAAATTTCAACACATTAAACAATAATTCGCTTTCACAAACCCATTTCTACTTTTAGTAGTTGATTTATTCTACTTCAAGTAGCAATATTAATTCACCAGCACAACGGGAAGGACACTGGGGGTTGAGGGACTCACTTACCATCCACTCGGTCTGACCACAGTTCCAGTGTTCTTCCCGTTGTGCATAGCATCAGGTGATGGTCGGGTTCCCT